CCAAGGATCGCACGATATGTTGATGGTGCCATTAACAAAGTACGACCATCCATCGGAGCCTTGTTGTTGTCCATTACGAGACCGAGGTCATTCACTATCGAGACAGTTGGCGTTGTTCCAATACGACCAGCGGAGTTCGCCAAGAACATTGGGGCACGACCAAGAATAACCTGATCAATGTAGCGAGCCATCGCAACGCCGGCAGGACGGATATACTTCTCGACCACATTCGGAAAGCCAATCGAGCGTTCCCGATCCGAGATAGCATACGCCACATGGGGCTGTTGATCCATCCTGACCGCAAGCTTATCGGCAGTCGCATTCTGAACAGTAATGTCCGAGTCCGCCAACTTACGCTGTGCAACAAAATCAGCAGGACGAGCTGTATTAACCGTATCACCATACTCAGCCACATCCTTACTGAAGTCCTGGTTCACGACACGAGCCGCGACCATATTTTCCTGAAGGATCGCCAGAGTCTCAGCCGCCCAAAGTTCTGGATTAAAAGCAGAAAGATCATTCGCCATTGGAATTTTCTCCTAATGACATCATTAGATTGACCATGTGTGGAATCTAAATGATGTTATCGTTTCTTTGGTGAAGTAGGAAGTTTCCCAGCAGCACGAGCTGCAAGGTATTCTTCACCTGTCATGTTCTCCATCGCACCGTTTCGACCGCCACCCTGGTTGTTTGCTCCAACACCACCGACACCAGATCCAAGGAACAGGTTATGGTATTCTTCTTGTTCTTTCAGCTTTTTAATGGCCTCATTAACAGGAAGATCCATCGGGGTAACTTTACCCTTACTGTCCTTGACTGGGATAGTTGTTTTTGGAACATACTGTCCAGTTGGCTTCCCAGAGTCATCGAGAACTTCAGTCAGTTTCGTATTGAACGAAAGAAGAGCAACCAGCTGATTTGGATTGTATGCCTTTTCAGTCGTGGCTGCGTCAAGAATTGCACGGCTAATTGTTGCTTCCTTATACTGCTTCTCCCAATGATCTCTTTGCTGGAGAAGCTGATCTCGTTCCGCCTTAGAAGCTTTTTCAAGCTGTGCATTTCGTTGAGCTGCAAGCTCTTCTTTAGTCATAGTCTCTTTCTTCAGTGACTCGATCCTCTGCTCCAGTTCCGAGCGTTCCTGTGCAGAAAGTTGAGACTTGCCTTTTATGGCTTCCAACTCATCGTGTAACTTCTTGCTGTTGCTTTCGAACTTTTTACGCTCTTCAGCTAGAACAGCGTTCAGTTGATCCTGAGTGAAAGTTTTCGGTGTCTCAGATTCGCTCGACATATCAAACTCCTAACCCCTACTGATGTTAACAAAGTTGATGTCTCTAAGGAAAGGCTTGAGACGCAACCATGCTTCATAACAGGGAACCCCTGCAAGGTAATACTCTGGTTTGGTCGCACGGTCGTAGGTTGCCCGTACTTCCTTCATACCAGAGGCGTTGATGGAAGTTGCCTCATACTCAAGGTCAACATCAATTCCATCGAGAAAAGCTAATGCAATCTCACAACATGCTTCAAGAATAAGTGTTGGAACATCTGTATCCCCATCGCGTGGGAATTGATTATCTTGTGTTTCTAGTGTTTTTTCTCCACGAAAATTTAGACGATTAATAACTCTTGTTGCCTGTGCCAGTGCTTTTGTTTGATCAGACTCGATTGAATTAGTCCAAGCATCAGACCAAAGTCGAGTATCAAAATAAGCAGTGGCATCAGTTACATCTAAGTATGGTGTCATTTTTGTTCTCCTCTAGTTTTCTTAACTGGAAGGTCATTAAGTTCTGAGGATTGTGATTCTGTTTTTTGATCAATAGCATCTTGTCCATTAGAAGGATCTAGATCTTTAATGGCACCATTATTTACTGCGTTAGCGATACCACCTTGAGCCTCAGCAATTCTTATTGCCCTGTCAATATGGTCTTTCTTCGCTTTTTCAACTGTTCCAGCTGGATAGCCAGAAAGAGTTGACGCAGTCTCAAGATCAACAAGTCCGATCTCAATGTGCCTGATTAGAGTTTCTGGATTAACAATCATTGTTTTAAGATTACCTAAATCTTTAACCACTGAATCGAATTGTTCTGAATCAATCTTATGACCAAGAAGAAGTCTTGCAATATAAGACATAGCCTCTTTCTGTAAAGCAAGAGAAGGGATCTTTGTGATCTGTTCGAATAGTTCTTTTGCTTCTTTTCTACGATCTTCATCACTTCTAATAGCATAAGTAGCAGGATAAATTACAATTGGAACAAGAGTAGTTTTTTCGTAGTCTGCCCAAGTCTCGAGAAGTTGTTGTTCACCCTTTTGCAACATATAGCCAAGATAGGCGAGACCTGCTTCAAGTCCTTGAAGATCCATGGACTTAGATTCACCTGAAGCGTAATCACTACCTTGCGACACAAGATTAAGTTGGATAAGAGAACGGATCTCTTGTTCCAACTTACTTTGTTTCTCCATAGAAACTTTAAGAGGTTCAGATGGAGGAGAGATAAATCCTGGACGATCGACACCTGTTGGGTATCGTCTTCCTTGTGTGCTTCCAACAACAATCTCTTTATCCTTGCCGACTGTAGCTCCCTCAGCAGTTGCACCCGTTGAAGCAATGACACCATAAGAAGCGTCAATGTGTGGGCTATATTGCTCGGTATAGAAGGGGAAGTTGCTCTTAATTGCATATTCAAGATCAGAAGATGCAAGATTAAGAAGAGCAACCTGGTAGTCGCAAACATCAGTCAGAAGAGATTCATTCAGCTCGATAATGGTAAAAGGGATGGCTGTTAGTTGAAGATTGAGTGTTTCAATCTCTTTACCTGACCCATCATACTTTGTGAAAATGACACCATTATCTTCAAGAACAAGTGTTCGATATGTCTCTTCTGTTCCTGTAACAAATCCCTCTTCGTTCTTAACTTCTGAGGTATCACGAAGAAGAACATTTGTAAGCACGCCGTTTGTATATGTCCAGTTCCTGATGTCTTCAGTCTTATACATATACATATAAGGGCGTTTGTTCTTTTGGCTTGCAATAGTGGACTTAGAATCAAGAACAGGTCTATCGACAAAAATTCCAACTCTTCCCATTGACATAAGTTCAGGTAGAACTTTTGTGCCTATAAATGAGTTCATTGAAGACCCAGTTCTATCGACACCGCCAAGTTGACCAGAGGAAACTTCAAGGAAAGAAATTGGGACATCCTTACGAAGAATATCAATCATTCTCTGAAAGATGCTGTTCTTAATCTCCGTGATTGCACTTTTTGAATGAGCTGGACAGTAAGAAATTTCTTTTCTTTTAGTGAAAGAAAATGGATCCTCCCTAGCAGAATACTGTTTGAGGTATTTCTCAATAAATTCTCGTCCACCTGTATAGGTAAGACGATATTTCTGCCAGTAAGGAGAAAGTCTATCGTATTCTGGATGGGTGTTTGATACAATTTCCATTGTTGTCTCCTAATACACTTTAGTAACATCCTTAGAAACACCAACACCACCGACAAGTCTTAATGCAAGTTCGCAGTAGTTCCTTGCATGTGCCAAGTGATCAGCAGAGGAACCATTCGAGTAACGACCAATCATGTTACCAGAATTATCCTCTTTGTAAATACGAACAGGTGCTTGGATGTGGTTCCTATATTCTAAGGAGATGTCTTGTGGAAGATAAATTCTTCCATGTTTGAACCTGCCAAGAGAAACATCTAACCAAGAAGTTCTATCTACAGTAACACCAAACTCCTCGCTATTAGATGGTTGGATCAATTTTCCAACTATACCAGCCCTGTATCTACAAGTCCTGACTCGACCAAAGAAGCGACTTGCAAATTCGTAGGATTTTCTTGTTTCTGGATCAGCATCAATAACACAAGAGCAAACATTGTATGATGTCATTAACATATCAAGTTCTTCGAACAAAGAAACTGATCCAGCTTTAAGAACACGAGCAACTGTTTTAAGATTAAGATCTGGTCCATCTTTATCTACAATGTATTGAGTAATCTCGTAGTGTATTACTTTACCGACATCTATTCCCATGCAAACGAAACCTTTACGGAAGGAATCGCCTTTCATTGCTTCAAGCTGGGTATAGTTCCCTATACAAGCAGTAATTTGTTCAGGTAATACCTGTGCTCCGGCAACAGAATGTGGCATACCCAGCTTAGAGTTATAAAATTCCTGTTCGACGGCTGGATCATGCTTAGATTGATGAAAAGCCAGAGCAAGGTCTCTCGGGGGTCTAACGATTGAATAAAGCTGGTTAATGTAGAAGCCTCTGTAAGGCATGTTGTCTTTTGTTTTGACCCACTTACCAGTCTTCAAGAAATTTACTTTATCTTCGTGTTCTAGCTTGTGCTTACACTCTTTACAGATAAGGTAACTATCTCTGTAAGACGGATCATCGTATGACTCTCCAAGAATGATAAGACTTTCAGGAAAAATAAGCTCAGTCCATTTCGAGCAATGAGGACATTGAAAAACGAAATGGTCTTGAGAAGATTGAAGGAAGAAATTATTGATACCTTGTTCTTTAATTGTTGGAGTAGATAGTAGGAAGATCTGGAAATGAACATGACCTGAAGTTCGCTCAAAAGCTAGCTTCAGGTTATTGATGTCCATCTCATCTACTTCGTCTCCAATAACTAGAGGACAGGGATTAGATTTAAGCTGACTAGGGGACTTCGATGACGCAATAAATAGGTTAGCTGCTCCTGCTCTTTTGTGTCCAATGTTACTAACATCCGAGAAGAGGTTCTTCAGATGTGGACTAAGTTCAAGAGCTGGATCAAACCTAGAGGTCATAAAATTATGTGCGTCAGGTTGTGCGGAGGGAAGAATGTAGAGAACATTCGAGCAATCTACATCAATTGCCTTAAAAGTTTTATTTAAGGCTGTTTCAGTGACTCCCATCTGTGCGGCTTTTTGGGATACTACATACTCGTCTTTTGCATCGTGCATCTCTCTAGCCCATGGATGATTCTTGAAGCTCCATTTACCAGGAAAAGGTTGACCCATTATTCTATACTTTTCTGCCCAATCAGAAGCATTTACAACAGACTTAAGACTAAGTGTTTTAACCATGTGTTTCTTTATTGCATCTAGCATGACACACCTACTTTCTGAACACCAAAGCAAGTATTGCTCCAAGTAATGACAACATTCCCGCTCCTGCAATACCATAGACAACTTTTTCAAGATGGTCAATTCTAACTTGTAGCTTTGCGAATATTGCTTGTCCGTTTGACAGTGATTCTTTTATTTGATTAACATTCTCACGAATTTCTTTTAATGTTGTCATTAGTAATCTATGTTCTCCGCATTGAACTTTTTGAATCTCTTGGGAGGATGAACAATACTCATCAGTTTTTGGCGGGGACATCCTTAACTCCTTAAAGGGAACAGGCCGTTAAGCCTGTTCCCTTTAGTTTGGTGTTATTGTCTTAGACTAGCTCGTAGATCCATTCTTGCTTGAGAATACACAGAAGGAACAAATCCAGCTGTTTTTGCCCAATCAAAAATTTCCTCTAGCACACGAATATCTTTACCGTAAAAATCTCGTGATACTAGTTCTGCCAGTCCGTTATTAACTGGAGCGTTGTCTCCCATCTGGACTAACTCAGTTGAATAGATTAGGTCTATTCCGGACTCAGTTGGAAGATCTGTTCCAGCTGCATATCGAGAAAGGACTTTTCCATTCTTACATCTGTATGTCCAGACAGGGACATTGATTGAAGGGGATGTTGCCATTTGTTGCTCCTTAGATCTGGCCAATGAACGATCCATCAGCAGTTAATGTATTGAGAACCGCAGAGTAATCAGTACTGTTATTTGTCAAGGTTGTCTGTCCTGACAAAGTAGTAATACGACCTCCTCCATTTGCAGTAACTGCTGTTTGCACTGTGTCGTAAATAACCAAACCACC